CAGGAGGTCCGCCCACTGCGAGACAGTGAGGAGGCCGTTGAGGATCCACTTGCGTGCCGTGAGACCGGCGCGGGTATCCGTCTCCTCGTAGCCGTAGGGCTGGGCGGTAAGCGCCGAACACGTAAATGACCCGATCGTTACAGACATCAGTTCAGCTGACTAGCCAGGTCCATCGCTTGTACATCATTCTGGCCCGGAACTTTGACGTAGACGCTCCAGCTCTTGTCGATTAGCTGGCTCATAACGTCAGTCAGTGTTGCTAGGGCGCCCGTTTGCTGGACGGTGGCGTCGGTTAAAGCAGTATTCGCGTCAGCGAGATTGCGTTCTGCGTCTTTCACCTCTTGGCGGGCTGTTCTTTCCTGCTGAATAAACTTGTTAAAAGCAAAAACATCTTCGCGGCTGCGAAGAGCAACGCGCCTGCTACGTGCTTCTGTGGTGGCTGTACGTATCTGCTCTCGGATTAGCTCGTTGCGTTGTTTTGCGGGCAGGAAGCGTAAATTGCCGAGGCGGAGATCCAGCAGACTGCGGGTGGCGTCGCGGAATCTTTCGGCGGCAGATTTTGCGTTGTTTAGAAGAGTGTTGGCTCCTTCTTGGAGTGCAAGTTTTAACTCCAAAGAAGCGGGACCGAATTGCGCCAGTGTGTTGGCAATGCTTATTGATACTTGTTCATATTGACGCTGCGCGTCTGTTTTGCCGAATGATCCTGTAGCAGATGCGATTTGCAGCTGCAGCACTTGGCGGCGTTTTACTTCTTCACTTATTTGACGCTCTAGCTCCAAGTTTTTCTTTTTGAAATCAAACTCAACTTGACTGCGTCTGATTGTATCGTTCTTACCTAGTACAGCAAGTTTGTCTGCTTCTTCAAGGAGTGCTTTTTGTTTCTGTAGCTCTAGGGTGCGTAGTTTGTCTTTGTCGAATTGCGCGTTGATGATGTCTAGGTCAAGCGTTTGACCCTTTCCTGTGCGTCGTTCCGCAGCCACTTGTTTCCTTGCTGCTGCAACAGCAGCGGCAATCTCTTCATCAATTTTTGAGAAATCTTTACCCGCTATTTTTCCGGATAGCAATTTATTGAAACCGTTAATAACATCCTGCAGAGGACCGCTACCCACGGCAGCAAGATTCAATCCGAACTGGGTCCAGGTGTTACTAAGATCCCGACTTGCTTGCTCCAGCTCACGAGCCTTTTCTGGGTCCACTTGCAGATTTGTAAGATCCCCTTCTAAAACTGCCGCTGCCTCTGCACCTCGTCCTACCTCAAGAAGCGCAGCGACCTGCTTTTCGGTAGCTTTGGATGAGATAAGCCCGGCCTGAGCAAGTTCTTGGAACTTTGAGATCGGGTTATCCAACGCATCAGCTAGTAACTGAGCCTTCTGTATCCCGACGTCAAACGCCTGACCAAGAACAGTACCGACCAGTGATAATCCAAAACCGAACTTGCTTCCGCCCGCTAAACCGCCAAGACCGCCACCGATTGCGGCACCAGCACCTTGGCCGAACAGCAGTGGGAACGCGCCACCGACAAGGCCAGAACTGATTCTCCCCCCAATGTCTCTACGAAGATTTGCGCGACGTCTCGCTTGCTCCTCTAGGAAGATAGGAGATCCGACGAGATCTTTTGTGCCTCGAATAGGTGAGCGAGGGCCTCCGGCTCTTGCTGCTTTAGTCAGTTCTTGGTTGTACTGCCTTACTTGCTCTTTAATAAAATCTGGGGAACCTGGTATATCTTTACTGCCACGAATTGGGGATGTCGGTCCTCCGGCTTTGGCCGCTTTAGCAATTTCGCGTTGTTGCGCTTCTATAAATGCTGGAGAGCCGGGCGTATTTATACTGCCTCGAATAGAGGATCTAGCTCCACCGGCACGCGCAGCCTTGTCGATGTTTTGCTGGTACGCCTCTATCCAGGCGGGAGAACCAGGAATATCGACGGACCCTCGCACAGAACTACGAGGACCTCCGGCACGAGCGGCTGCTGCTATAGCAGCCGGAGAACCGGGAATAAAGGCCGCACCACCAATGGGCGAACGTGCGCCTCCCAAGCGCTGAGCATCACGAAGTTGCCTGGCGCTTTCCGTTCTTTGCTGTTGCTGTATGCGTAATTTGTCGCGTTCTTTGCGGAGATCAAAGTTGAGCTGATCACCTAGCTGCTTGGCCAGTCCAAACCGGCGTTGTGCTTGTGCGGTTGTTATCTCTCCTAGTCGGGTGCGTAAAGCATCCGTGCGGACACCCGCAGTCTCCAAGGAGCGTATCTGCTGATCTAGTGCGTAGCGCCGCTTCTGTGCTTGGAATAGTGCATCGATGGACTCACGCGGACCGCCTGCTCGGGCACCGCGAGTACTGAATAAGGGGCTGCCAGATTCACGCAGACTTCCCCGTATGTCAGAACGAGGTGGAAATACTCCAGCTGCGCTTAATCTTTGTCTCTTTTGCGTTGCTTTATAGGCTCTGTCTTCTAGTCGGATGAAATCTGCTACAGCTTTGTTGCGTGCGCGTGCTGTTTGTGTCTGACCTTGTTCAGCGGCTTTAATTGCTTGGTTTAATTGCCTAAACTGTCTAGTTACATTTACACCTCTGTCTGCGAGACGCTGGAGTTCGTCGCCAAGACGACGTGTAATAATTCGCGTTGCTTGTAGCTGATCTCCGCTGGACTTTCCACGGCCGCCACCGCCGCCGGCGCCGCTAAATGCTCGGCCTAATTGATCACGTACGTACTTTTTTGCATCATCAATACCTTTGCGTAGCGCTCTATCGTCTACTGTTAAATAAAGTACGGCGTTGCCGAGTGATTCCTGTCCGGCCACAGATCCCGACTACCGCTCTAATATCGGCATATTAGGGTAGGTCATGGCTTCTGCGCTCTCATCGCTGGCGAACGCCACTTTGACCCTGACTGTTCCAGCAGATGGGACGGTCACAGATGCAGATACCGGCAACGTACTGCCCGCAACAACAACGCAGACTTACAGCCTTTTCATTCGATCTGGCGCACCAGCGCTTGAGGAACTACCTGGAATTAACAGTGCCGTAACGATCTATGAGGGTTACTGCGTGAGTCCGCAAGCCCTCAGCGCTTTGGTACTAGAAGGGACTTTTGGGGTGCTGAATTTTGCGGGGCGTGGGTCCTTCGAGTGCAAGGTGCTCCAGACGCGATACGACTATGGGTCTACTGGGTTGTTGGGTTCTGCGCTGCAAGGCGCTTTGGGAGACAAAATTCGCTTGGCCCAGTTGAGGGCACTCTGATGCTTAGAGGAAAAGTTGTTTTTGAAAGCTGGGAACCCGATAAGTATCCAGCTCGGGTCAAGCAGCTTTTGAATAACTACAGCCCCCAGATTGGTGCCCAGTTCCAGGAGGAGATTCGAGATACGCAATTTGGGTGGCCGAATAAGACGCGCCGTAAAAACGGTGAGTTGGTCGGTTCTCCGCGAGACATCGTGGATACCGGAAACTTTGCGTCGAGTCAGACCCCCGGTAAGGTCGTCGGTAATAAAAACAGTGGTTACAGCCTGACGTTCCAGTGGAAGGCGGCGTACGCACTGGCGATCTTTCTTGGGTACTACAACAACAGATTTGAGAAGGAAAAAGAGCGTGACTGGATTAGTCCGGCTCTAAAGAAAGAGTCGCTGCTTGCTTTCTTTGTGCAGAACTGGATTAAAGGCGGCAAATAAAAAAGCCCCGCCGAAGCGGGGCCGTTGGGGTTTTTAGGGTGATCAGGAGATGGTTGCCACGGTGAAGGTGGGGACCACGTCGCTGCCGGAGCCGCCCACGTCGCCCAGAGCAACGGTCACCACGTCGCCAACACGGTAGTTGGTGCCGGCCAGGACGATGGTGGGGGCAGAGGTCACGTCGCCGGTGCCGGCAACCACGATGTCTGCAGTTGCGCCAATGCCGCCGACGTTGGTGGTGTTGATCAGAGCCACGTCGTCGTAAGAAGCCGCTGTCAGGCCCGAACCACCGCTGGTGACGGTCAGAGTGGCGATGCCGGCGCCTTGTGGGTAGAAGTTGTAGGCGCCGTAGCCGTTCAGGTCGAAGGTGACCTTGGCCACGTTGCCGGCGGTGATGTCCTCAGAGAAGTTGCTGACGAATGCCAGGCCGCTGTGGAACTCGGCGTCGTCGCCGGAGTTGTCGGTCACAGGGGTCTTGCGCAGCCAACGCAGCAGAGTGCCGGAGCCGCCGTTGCGGAAGGCGCCCTTCAGAAGGGTGTAACCGGCGTCGGTCACATCCAGGTTCATCGAGCAGCTGATCGTGTAGCTGTTGCCGGTGATCAGGTTGGCTTTGAAGCCAGCCTCGCTGTCGTAGTCAATGACGTCGGTGACGTCGCTGGCGCCCTGAATGCCAGCGTTGTCCAGGGACAGGATTCGGGTAAGACCCGTAGTGGAGCTAGGGATGGAACTGGCGGTCGTGCCAGTTGCCACCCACAACTCGTAGCCGAAAGCGGCAAAAAACGCGCCAGTAGCCATCAGACCTTGGGGTTTGTTACTTCAGTCTGCCACATTCTATGAAGGTTGTCGGTGGACGCCTTTTATCTAGTTGCGCACAAGCGGAATTTGACTATTTGCACCGGGAATAACGCTTTTCGTCAGACATCCCAGGGTGCTAAGTAGATGAGGCATAACACTCAAAGGTGTTGCTGCGTAACGGGAGGAGTTGGTTGCGTTTTTCCACTCCAGTTCCATGACGTCGAGCTTGAGGCGCTTGAGGTCGGCGTTGGGGACGCCGGCAACAAGTTCGCCGGTGGTGGCTGTACTGGCAGTTACGCCCTGACCCGAGATCAGACCCGGATTGTTCAGTAGACCTTCGGCCAGGTCGAAGGTGGCTTCCTGGATTTCGGGTGGGATCACCGTGCTGGCGTAGTCTTTGTCGCCGCACTTGGCGTCTGTACGCGGCCAAAGCAGGGATTGGGTGGTGCTTGCCCTCTCGCCGATGTACTCCAGCGTGTCCATGTAGCGGGTTGCTTGGACGAGTGCTTTTTTCTTGTCCTCGTCTGCTGCAGTCGTCCAGGTCAGTGTGCCGAGGCGTTCTTCGGCCAATGTGTCGGCTTCGGCCACCGTCAAGTAGCTATTGGCGTCGCTGGCGCCAGCAGTAGCAATAATTGTGATCGCCATTCACTAAAACAGCCGGGGCCTTTGCCTAGTGTAAGAGCTTGGGCGTTTTTTATTGCCGTTGTAGGTGCGCTCCAGCGTTAGGGATTTGGCGTGGTACACGTGGCCGCCTTCCATCTCTATTTCGGCGACACGTTCCAGGTAGCTTGCGGCGGCAATGTCCTCATGCCAACGGCGGTTATCCTGTAATACGTAGAGACGCACAGTGCTCATGCCTGCTCGCAAATCCGCTGGTACTGAAGCCAGCGTAGAAAACACTTCTCCAAAAGCAAACCCCGCAATGCCGGGGTCTGAAATTCGGAAACTTGAAGACGTGGCACTTGAGGTGCGTCGCCTTCGGGAAGAAGAAGGTCTCGATATTGCTGCTATCGGGCAAAAACTTCAGGTCAGCTATGACGTGATGAACCAGCTCATCCTTCAGTCGTACAAGAGCACCATGAATACGCCGGTGGTGTTTGAGGTGCAGGAGAAATTGCGGCTTGGTATCGAAGCCTGAGCAATAAAAAAGGCCCCCGATTTGGGGGCCTTTCGCTTGTCCTGATAGATCAGGAATAAGCGGTGGTATCGAAGGGAGTGTTGACCAGCAGACGGCAGACGGGGACCATCTTGGTGGTGCTGTACACCAGGCTCCAGCTGCTGGTGTTGGCCAGGTTGCCGGAGGTGGAAGCGTTGGTGGGGTTGTCGCCGGCGTCGTTCCACTTGGTGCCGGTCACGTGGTAACCGTAGTGGTAGTCGACAGCAAGCACGTCCTGCATGGACAGGATGTTGCGGTCGGCAGCGAGGCGCAGATCCTGCTGGATACCCTCGGACACAACGCCCGACTTGAACAGGTACACCGGATACTTCACGATGTGAGTAGCGGTGCCACCAGCCAGGTAGGTCAGCTGGTCGTCGATGACGACGCGCAGACCAGCAAAGAAGGGGACTTCAGTTTGCTGGACGCCCACGCCGCCACCGCCCCACACAACGGCGCCAGAGGCGGCCAGTGCGGAGGTGCTGAAGGTCAACATGCCCACCTGC